GTATCGGACATGGTGCTGTATGCTGTTTCCGTCTGCCCTGCCATCGTCCGCATATTGTTAAGGGCAGTCGTGGAGTCTGAAGCGTGCTGAACCAAGACGTTCGCCGCCTTACCAGCTTCAGCAGACCCGAACGCATCACTTACGGACAACCCTGCCGCCTCGCAAGCCTGTGCCAGTATCGCCATAGCGTCAGCGGTCGAACCGCCAGCCGCAATGTATTCGGGGAATGATACCCCTGCGACCTCCTTGAACATATCGCTTGCGGTCGTGCCAGTCTTACTCAACTCGTTTAACATGGAGTTGATGTAGGTCGTTGCCTCGGCTGTTCCGATACCGTTCTTGGTTAACGCTACATACTGGGACGCCAGATCCTCGATACCGACGTTTGCCGCCGCCGCTGTCGGGATGACTCGACCCATTGAAGCGGCAAGTTCATCAACTGTCGTTTTACCTTCGTTCTGGGTCTCGATTAATACATCGGAAACGTGAGTTACATCTTCCGCAGATAACCCGTAAGCGTTTAACGCTGTGGTTAATACGTCCGTCGCAGTTGCTACGGTTGTAAATCCACCCCTTGCCAGTTTTGCCGCCGACCGCACGAATTTCAGCGAATCCGCTGTGTCCTGTCCTGCCGATATAGCCGAATATGCCGCCGCTGATATATCTGACGAAGATATACCCAGCTCGCTCGACAGGTCTTTTACGCCACTTTTGAGATCATCGACCGCAACTGTTGAGGTGTCCGCTATGGTCATCAACTGCGCAAACGCTGTTTCGAAGTCAGTCGCCGCCGCAAATGATGCTGTGCCGATAGCCGCCAACGGGACTGTAAACAGCCCCGACATGGTCTTCCCTGCTGAAGTCATGGTATCGCCCATCGACTTGAGCATATCCGTCCCTGCGGTCTTACCTGCCTGTGTTCCTGCGGCAGATGCCGCCCCGTTCATCTGGTTAGCTATTGATTGCTGAGAGCCTTGTAGTGTTGGGACTATGGTTATTGCCGCTCTGCCGACCTCAACAAGTTCATTTGCCACGGGGTTCACTTCCTTTCAGTTTCGATTTTATCCAATTTCTGAGGTCATCTTTGAGCATTGCTCCCTTTCCGACCTTCTTCTTATCGTCTTTGTGTGGTCTCTTGTATGGTGTAGGCTTTTTCTGCCTCTTGCTCGACAGCAGGGTCACCATCTCGTATCGAAACGTCGCCATTAAATCGTACAAATCTGCAAGGATCTCGTTCGTTTTGACCATCGTCGCCCATTTATAAGCTTCTTCGTCGATGTCCCTTGCAAGTGCGCTGTCTGGCTCTGTTTTGGTGATGAAGTCGCCAAGAGCGTCCCAAGACAGGACGCTCCCGACATCATCTAGTGAAAGACCACTTTGAATTAAATCATGGTTTATTGCCTCTCTGTGCTCGCTTACGAACCTTGCGAGGCTTATCGTTCCCCCAGATTCTGCTCTTTTTCGTAGGCGGCAAATATCTGGGAGTAACCCACGTCACCAAGCTCTTCCTTTTCAAGCTCTGGCGCAAGCTTCAGAAGAAACCTCTTGGTTATCCTCATGCGCTCCGCTGGTGCTGTCTCTGGTGTGAGCTTAAAAATCTCCTCCATGTCATCCACGGACAGGGAGGAGAACGCAGGTATCATATATTTTCCGTGTTCGCCTTCGATCACGAATGGTTTAGCCTTGCTTATTTTGAACATAGATTTATCCTTTCACCTTTACGAACTGCATACCCGTGTCGCCCTGTGCTGTGACCTCGAACGCCCATGCAATGCCGTCACCTGCTGTGAAGCTGGTGTTATCAGATACTGATATCTGACCGTTGGAGCATCCGAAGCACATCAGATCGTCGCCGTCTTTCATGACGAACAGATAAGCCTTAACAGGCGGCAGTTCGCTTGCGGAAAGATTAACTGTGAATGCATCGGTCGTCTCGGTTACGTTTGTGCTTCCGAAAATCTCTGCGAGTGCGTCTGCTGTCGTGGAAATGCAAGCTCCAGAGGCTTTTTCGTCGTGGTCTGTGAGGATGGTGCGACGGATGGTGTTCGACCAGTCCTTGATGTCCTCGATGTCACGGGAGAGCTGAAGCTCCATGCCGTCTTCGCTGATGAATCCTGCCTCCGTCCATCCTGTGGGAAGTGTTGCAAGTGTCGTCGGAATTGCAGTACCTGCATCGGCGACGTAGAACATACCAGATGCACGACCTTTGCCGACATTTACTTCATATGTTGCCATTTGTTTGATTCCTCCTTATACGTTGGCGGTTATCATGCGGTTGCGCCCGTCTTGAACCGCTCTTGATCCGTTCCCTAAAATCTGGATATTCGGGAATGGTGGTATCTCTTCAAGCCCTACGCTGATAATCAGCGTAACGGAGAAGAGTGCTAAATCTGGACGGACGGGGTCTGCTCCCCATCTGCCCAAGTCTGTATTGTTCTGCACGTTGCGGAAGTTGTCCGAGTCTTTCAGAATCGCAACCGCTGTGCTTAATGTTTCCTGTGCCGTACCTTCGTCTTCGGCTCGGCAATACAACTCGACTGTGAACCTGTCTATATGCCCCTGACCGCTCCAGTCTTGATACTCTGTGCCACCGCTCCGTGCGACAAGGATGTTCGGCAGGACGTAGGTCTTCGGTAGTGGTCGGCAGTAGGCTTTAATGTATGGGTTCAACGTCTGTTGCACCAAGTATTCAATGTCTATACTTCTTTTCATGTGTGAAGTGTCCTCGTTAATGCTTGATTTTCAGACTGTGCCGCCTGTGCCGCTTGGTCTTTCGCATATACGAACCCAACCCAGCGACCGCCGCCGTAATAGCCTATTTTGACATACCGCCCGAAGTTGTTACCGCCTCCTGCGTTGGCGTTTGCTTCTTTTTGTAGGCGGTCTGTCGTTGACCATACCACGTCCTTAACGCCATTCGATTTCAGCACGGGCGTACGCCAGTTCTTGTTAAATTGGATGTCGATTCTTACACTCATCCAGACCACTCCTCAAGGTTCAACATGATATGGTTTCTCAGCCCCGTAGGTGACCGCCAACGTCTTGGAACGCCGTTGATGGTATAATCCTTGCCCTCGAACCTTATGCGGTCTCCTGCCTCGATATCAGCGTCATACGGGCAGTAGCAAGTAGCTCCGTCTGTGAGTCCAAGCACTCGCCCGTCTAACGACAAGGAAGACCCTGCTGGCTGAAAAGAGCAGTTTTCAACGGTGTGCTCCGTTGCGTTCTCCCAGTCTGGCAAGATCGTCCCTCTGACTGATTTCTGGGCTGGTCGGATGACTGTGATCGTGTCATGTGCGAACGTTGCTACCATCAGAACAGCCTCCTTATGTGGTACGGGTTCAGCACCTCTTTCGCAGTCTCTGGAAGTGAGGTGGCATTGGCTGAGTTCATGTATGTTGACGAATAGGTCACAGACTCGCCACCTGCCGCCTCGGACTGTATGCCGTAACTCTGGGCAAGTGCGTGGGTCACCCTGTTGGCGATAAGCTCTTTCAAGCCTCCTGCAAGCCCGTCTGTGAGTCCTGCGGAGTAATTGATAACTATCTTTGCCCGTCTGCCGAAACAGGTGTCGTACAGCCATAAAAGCCCGTCTGTGGTCACGTCGAAATCCGTCAGACTGCCGCCGTCGATCTCCACGGAAGAAACCTCTGTCACGAACGTCGCAGGTAACTGTATCAGCACGTCACCGTGGTTATGAGATACCGCCCTGTCACGCCCTAAAAGGGTCAGCTCGCAAGGCTGGTTGTCGGCGACGTGCCACCCACAAAACTCACGCACGGCAGACTGTGCCGCCGTCAGCATCGGCTCAATACGCACATCGTCCGCAAATCGTCCTGCTGTCATGTCGTTGAACTCTTCCGCAGTCAGTATCGTCGGCAGTTCATTCAGTTCGGTAAGGGTATAACCCCACGGGGTTTTGATCATTTCGTTTTCACCTGCTTCTTAGCCTTATTCGGTGGCTCGACCTTTTTTCCTTCGGGTTTAAGCTCGACAGCACCTTCGGGCTGTTTGCCCTCTTCGTACCATCTCGCCACCCCGTCAACTATGTAAATTTTCATGGCGTTAACCTCCAAGAAAAGAGGAGCGGTTTAAAACCGCCCCGTCATTATTCAGCAGTAAGTTTGAATACGCCCTTGAGATCAGTAACAGCCGCCGCCAGTCTTTCTTCACCGAGAAGCGTTACTCTGTTGTAAAGAGCATCGTCCTCGTTCTGCTCATAGAGCATGACGTTCAGACCGCCTTTTCTCCATACCTTAACTGCCTGTCTTGCGGCGATAAGTGCCGTGCCTGCGGCGACCGCAGAGGACTCAAAGACCTCAACGCCCCAGAGGATATACGGGCTCTGATATGATCCGTTACCGTAGCTGTTCTGAAAATAGCCGCCGCCGTAATACTGCTTATTCTGGTCTTTGGCTGTGAGCAGGGCAAAGAAATCAGCAGGGTTCATGATGATCGCTGTAGCGTCATACGCAGACTGCTGTTTAACCGCACGGATTCCGTAAAGGATACCATCGACCATGTCAGCCGCTACGGATGTAGAGCCAGAGCCATATGTTCCTGCAAGGATACCCGAAGTTCCTGCTACTGCACCGATAATATGAGCGTCTTCAACTGTGCCGATCTTGTAGATAAGGGAGTCCCTTACCTCGCTTGCAAGGAAATCATTGTCAAGCAGGATTTCGTCTGTCTCCTTGATGTAGGCGGCGATCTTAGAGAGTGCAAGTGTTACAGAGTCGAAAGAGGTGCTGTTCTGCGGTTTCTTTGCGCCCTCTGCTGTTACAGCAGGAGTTCCTTCGTATGCGCCCTGTAAGAAGTAAGTAATGGCGTTGCCGCTGATCGTGGCGTTAGAGAACAGGTCTGCCGCCGCTCTACGTCTCGGCATCGGTGCGACACTTCTGTCATAGTCGCTGATCCTCTCGCTTGTAACTACGTCTGTAGCCGCCTTGATGTGAGCAGAAACGCCCCATCCTTTTACGCTCTTGTCTACTGACTTTGCATCTTCTAAGAATTTTTCCATTCCAGTCATCGGTTTGTCTTCCTCCTGCTTTTCGCCGATTGAATTTAAAAGAGCGGCTTTCTGTTCAGCCGCTTCAATCTCTTTTTCTTTTGCTTCGATTTCTGATTTGAGTTCTACGCCTCTGGCGATCGCTTCTGCGTCATCTGCCTCAATGCGTTCTTTGAGTTCTGTCAGTTCATTCTTCAGACTGGCAAGGTTCTCTTTAAGGTTCATTGTTAGCCTCCTTAATGCTTTTGATATATTCCAACAGTCTCTCCTTCTCTGGATTGCTCTGCTCGGACTCCTCTGCCGCCGCATTGGTCTCTGCATTGTCCTCTCCATCGTCTGGGTCGTCTGTGTCTAACACGCTCTGTAAAAGCGTAATAGCCTGTCTGATAGCGTCCTCGTCTGCCTTGCTGTTACGCTTGCCGACCTTGACGGATACCATGCCGTCTTTTACGCTGATGATCTCGGCTGTGTCGTTGGCAGGTACTGTGACCGCTGATATTTCATAGATCGTGAGGTCTCTCAGCTCGTTCGCCTTGCGCCCGTCCTCAAGCGTGACCTGCCCGTCCTCAAGAATGTCATAGGCAAATGAGAACTTGCTCAGTCTGCCGTCCTTGTAGAGTTCCCTCACCCTCTGTGCTTCGGGTGTGCCGTCGAACGTGGCGACGAAGTGCAGACCATAGTCGTCTTCGTCTGCCTTTGCTGACCCGATAAATGCGTTGAGGTCGTTCATTGAATGAGCCCACAAAAAAGGAATCGGTCGTCCCGATTCCTCCCACTCTTTGAGCGTTCTGCTGAATGCTCCCTGTTTAACTATGTCTCCGTAACTGTCGGGCTCTCGCACCCATGTCGAAGCGTATCCTTCTATTGTGCCGTTGCCCTCGTCCTTATACTTGACTTTAAATTCTTTGAAATTCATGTGATCACCTCACTATTATTCGTATATCTGTCATGCAGTTGCATCCGCAGACCTCGTCGGGCGGTAAGATATCGTCGCCCGTCCAGTAAGCACCGTTTGAGAAGGTGTCGTCTATGTCAACCTCTTCCCCGTCCATTAATGCGTGTGAATCCCTTGGGTTTACGCCCGTGCGCCATATCTTATGGACGGTCTTGCGGAAACTGGGCTGTGCCTTTGCTTGGTGTACCGCCTCGGTCACCGCCCACCCTGCGACCGTTGTCGCCAGAGTCTGTGCAAGCATTGGAGCTTCGTCTTTTTCCCGTTTATCCATCACGGGGACTACATCTTCGTCATTCTCGATAGCTTCTTCTATCTTTTCACGGGTTTTGAAATTGGTCGCCTTTGCCCTTCCCTCTGCCATCTTGCGCAGGTATGCACCCGTCAGCTTCGGAATATACTCAGTTTCCAGAAGCTCGGCTGTCTCTTCGCCGTGCTTGTCTGCTATGTCCTGCATTAAGGGTGTGAGGTCGTCTGCGAGTTCCTCGTTCCATCGGTCTTCGTCCCACCATTCAGCACCTGCACCGATTTTCGGTAAAATCGAATTAAACTGTCTACGGAAGAACTTCTTTAACACCTCTTCAAGTGCTTCTTTTTCCTCGTCGGTTGCGGTGGGTGCTTTTACCTCAACAGATGAAGACTTGACCCTCGGAGTCGTGCGCTTTTTTTCTTCTTCAACGGGTAGGCTCATCTCGTCACCTGTCGAGAGGTTAAGCGGCACGATCATCTGATCGCCGCCGTCTATCGGTGGAAGGTTAAGCTCCGCACGGACTTCGTTACGGGTCATATATGGCGCACCTGCGGCTTGATACAAAATAGCCGCACGCTCTTCAAAACTCCCCTTGAGTTTCTCTGACAAGTCAAATTCGACATATGTCCCTCGGTCTGCGCCGACCTTTGGCAGAAGAAATTCGTTGAACCTCTGCTGGAGCATCTGGATATCAGAACCCAAGCACTCAGCATATAGGGCTCTTGCGTTGTCTTTTGCGCTTGCGTAGGTCTGTGTCTCCGTGTGCCAGATAAGCGAGGGATTGACCCTATAAGCCGCCGCTACAGCTTCTCTGGACAGCTTAATAGATTCAGCCCATTGCTGTTCTTTGAACGAGGTCTGGAAGGGTTCAATCTTCATGCCGTCTTCCAGTATTGGAATCGACCCAGCCTTTGAGCCACCTGCTCCCCATGCCTCACGGAATGTAGTCACCCACTTTTCACGCTGTGCATCTGTCCACGGTGCTACGTCCTTCGGTCGTGTGATCTGTGCGTTCAGTCTTCCAGATGATCGCCACAATTCCTTTCTGAAGTTGCTGGAAGATATCTGCTCTTCTAAGAACTGACGTAAGGACGTAATCGGCGAAAGGAATCCAGACGGGTTTCCTGCCGAATAGGTTTTGAACTGCACGAACTCCTCTTTTGGGATGTCCACAACGCCACCGTTTGACGCTCTAACACGGATTACGTCTGCGCCGTATACATTACCGCCCTCGGTCGCTTCGACCCAGTCAGACGGTACGATATACATCTCGTAGCCCGACTCCATGTCTGCCGACGGGATGACCCATGCGTATACGTTGCCGAACACAAGATACTCGGTCACTAGACCACGGATAAATTCGTATGATGTTTGTACTTTGTTCGGTCGGTACAGTAGCCTTGCCGCCGCTGAATCCCTATCACGCTTCCTGTTGCCGTCTGTGTCCCTGTGGTAGACCTTGACGGGCAACTGCGCTATGCTTGCCGCAAGGAAATCAACGACAGCCCTTAGATTGTCCTGAGTCTGATACAGCTTTCTCACCGAATAATTAAGCACCGCTGTCGGTGCATCTGGTGAAAAGCTGATGTAATACTGCGGTCGTGCCAGCGCACGAAACCGTCCTAAAATTCTCGGCATTTATTGCCCTCCTCAAACAAATACCACGGGCGAACCCGTGGCATAAGCTGATTCATATATTTTTGGTTGCTTTGTATCATCTATTTTCGTCGCCGCCGCAAACGCCATAAAACACGCATATAATGCGCTGATCTCATCGGGCGACTTAATCCTGTCGGGAAGTTCCACACCTCCACCAAGGTTTTTTAACTGCATCGTTTTAGCTGGCTGGTCAAGCACGGGCTGTGGCAGGTGGTAGATTTTTAAACCGCCTCTGGAAGGATCACCACAACTTGCGACCCCATCCCAGAAACGCCCCCAAGCACTCGTTAACGCTGTACCCTCAATAGCGTACCGCTCAACCCCTGCAATAGTGCAGAGCAGTTCTGCCGTACCTGTCACGGGTGCGCCCCTGCCTTGAAATGCCAGTTTCATGTTGCCCCTTACCGCTCTGGTTCTGAACCAGTCTTCAACCCAGCCAATGCCAGATCGTCGGGCTATAACTTCTATGTGTACGTTGCCGTCTTCTCTTAATCCACAGGCGGCAATGCTGACCCACGTCCTGTCGTGGCTCATGTCTATGCCGTAATAGATCTCCGAAGATGGTGCTATGCATGAGGTCTCGTCTATCCCTGCGCTCCATGCCCCGTCGGGGAAGGGTTGCGGTAATATCGTTTCAACTTGCTGGCACATACACTCTGATCTGAATTTATTTTCTGGCATGGTCTGTCTCGATGACATCAATGCCCTCTCTGTCAATTTTCCGTATCCAAGCGCAGGGTTTGCTTGAGCGAGTGCTTCGAGGTCATCCGTCGCCGCTCCCTCTGGTGATGACCACTCGAACAGCCCTAATGCGTCCCCGTCAACTTCACCGCCGAAGTCTGCCGCCTTGTCACCCGTAATATACTCCAATGCTGTGGAGCGCAACTGTCGCAGTACAACGCTGTCTGGATCACCTGCGTTTGAGAAGCATATTAAAATGGCGTTCGGCTTGGCTACTGTTGAGCCCATTGCCGCCGCCAATACTTCGAAGTCTCTCTGTTCTCTGACCTCGTCCAGCATGACAAGGTCGTTGGAGTCGCCACGCCCTGCCCTTCGTGTGGGTGCGCCTACCTTGTAGGTCGCACCATTCTTCAGTACAAGTCTTTTGTTTCCGTTCGTCCGTGCGACTTGTTTGACTTCCTTTTTAAGCTCTGCGCTTGACTCCTGCGCCTCTATGACCGCCTCCCAGACTTCTTCGGCTTTATCCAAAGACAGGGACGTTCCGAAGACGTTCTCGACCTCCAGAACATTCATGAAGAACGAGGCGATAATATAACTCAGTTTCGTCTTCCCGTTCTGTCTGGCGATCATAAAAAGGACGGTTCTGTATCTGAATCGCCAGTTCCCAAGTAGATCGCCCACGATTTCAAGGGCGTGGATTAACGCCCATTTTTGCCACGGGTACAGAGTCTCTTTAAGTGTCTCCTCTGCATATTTGATGCACAAAAAACCGAGGCTTGTATCCTCGGTCAATGCCCTCAGCGGAGGAGTATATAATCTTGGCTCGGTCTTCCCAAGCATTTCAACACCACCTTTTAGTGTTTGCCTTGAGAGATGCCCCAGAAGGAGAGGCAAGGCTATCCTCCTTTCGCTTCGTCAAGCTATTCTGGGGCAAGGTTTCTAGGTTCTTTCGTGCGATTTTTCGTGTGTTTTCGCACGATAATCACGAGTATTTTGGTAATTTAAAGGTCTACTTTAAGTGACGTGCGTTTCTACCCACCGCCTTTTTGCATCCGTCACCATTTTGACATTGTCTTCATGGAAATACCCATCCGCTTTTTCAATGGCGAAAATGATTTCCTCAATAGCGCAATCTGTGTTTCCGTCTCTCAGGAATCGTAAAGCGTTATTGAGCATATCGCACGATGGGTATTTTCCAAACACCGCATTTTTCTTTTTGATGTTCATTTGATCTACCTTTAAACGACTTAATGAGTTTTTTATCGAGTGACACTCAATTACCACTCGATTCTTCAACAGGTGGGTCTACTTTAAATCACTATGCTCAAGTGCTTCGATTGCCATGTCAAAAGCTTCCTTAATGGGGTCATGGGTGCTTTCAAGCCATGAGTTAGACGCAAGCAATATCTGTTGCACTTTTCGTAAAAAAATTATTGCTTCTTCTTTAGACATATCTTTTCTCCTCGGTCTACTTTATATCACGGCAATGAATCAAATTCAGCTTCTCGCATTAGATTGCCGACATTCAGAATATCACTCAAAACTCCGATAGCAGTATCATTGATTTCTAATGCAACAGTCGGATTATTTACCGTCCATAAAATTGGCTTGATTCCTGCCGTTGAAAGCATACCGTAGAAAGTATCATTCATACTGTTATATGAAACCGTTGTTGTGACAAGTCTTTTATCATTCTGCAACGTTTCAGCCTTTGTTATCAGCGAAGCAAAATTCTCCGACGTATAACTTCCTTCAAGTCCAAGCCCAAGCATTGCCTTCGGGAAATATACGCCGATTTTCTGAAGCGCAGAAACAGAGAATGAAATAAATGAAACATACTCGCCAATTCCTATTTCGTTTATTG